CTAACCCTAACCCTAACCCTAACCCTAACCCTAACCCTAACCCGTCCCTAACTGACGGGACGGCGCAAGCAACCGAGCCGGAGGCTGCCCTAGCGGCGAGCGCCCTTCCTTTCAGCCCCCGGCGGGGTCCGCCTGAAGGGCTACATCCGACCACCTCTCAGATGATCAGATTTTTAATCTTTTCCCCTTATAAACCAACCACTTCAGATGACCGGATCCCGCAAACCGTTGAAGTTTTGGTCTCTGACCGTGTACTCTAACTTTGGCCCCCCCCTCTTTCCTAACCGCATGAAAGATATTCTCAATGAATTTGCGGATTCTTGGGTTTTTCAACTGGAACGTGGCGTCAATGCTGACAAGTTACACTTCCAAATACGTCTTATTATGCACGAAGGTGTCATGACTGAGACACTCCTCACTATCTTTGAAGCCCGCTCCCTCGACCGTCGTGATATCACTTTCCTTCCCGAGTCCAATAATTCTATCCAACAAGGCGGTCTGTCCTTTTATGTCATGAAGGACGACACCCGTGTTGAAGGTCCCTGGCACGACTCTACGTACAAGCCACGTAAGCGTGTCCACTACGAAGGCAATGATCTCGAATGTATCCGTTCTTCCAAGCGTCCTTTCCAACAACACATCATTGATGAACTCAAGCATCCTCCCGACGACCGCACCCTGCACTGGTGGTACAACCATTCTGGTGCTGGTGGTAAGTCCAAGCTCATGAAGTACCTCAGGGTCACTCATCCTTCCTTTGCCCGTGTACCAATGGGCACCGCCACACAGATTAAGACATCTGTTATTGAGAAAGGTCCCTGCCAGGTTTACATGGTTGATCTCCCTCGTGTTCGCGGCACCGACGAACGACAGCAAGAATTGTTCTCTGCTCTTGAAGAAATCAAGAACGGATGGGTTGAAAGCCCCATGTACGGTAAAGCAGCAGAACTCATTATGGAACCTCCTCACATCTACATCTTCAGCAACGAACTCCCAAACTTGAACTATGCATCCCTTGACCGTTGGCGCGTCCATGAGTTGTACGATTTGGACGGCGAACAGGCATTTCGTGAACTCACTCTCGAACAAGTTGTGGCCATGCAGAATCCTGTACCCAGGCCTCCCTAGGACTCCAGAAGTTTTATAGTAATTTTTCGGAGGGACAGTCCCACGCCAAAAATTACGGACCCCCGTAATTCGACGGACCAAATTTTTTTTCTTGCGATAAGGAAAAACCCCCCAAGAATGGCCTATGGCTATTCCCGAAGAAAGCCTACTCGACGTAGTAATTATCGTCGCAAGTCTCGTGCTCCTGCTCGTCGGAAAGCAGCTCCATCCGTTACTGTTAAGAAACGTGTCAAGATTGCGCGGAGAGCAACCGTCATGCAAAACAGATCAATGATCCATACATTGAGACGTCAGATGCAAGGTCCGATTCAGAAAAACTTTCAGTTGATGGATCGCGCCGTAGTCCCCATTTCCAGCGCCCCAGTAGCTTTCGACCTCACCGACTTTACGTGCCGTAATGTCGCACAAGAGACACCGGGCACCATCTCGACAGGATGTCGGGTATGGCAGTACAACACCCTCGGTGCACTCAACATGGTATCCAACTTCTCCAAGACCTCAATGTCCAGCAACCCATTCTGGGCATCAGTCAACCAGGATATCCCCGATTCCGGACAATACCTCCCAGTCCGCGTAGACTATACCTTCAAAATGGAAGGTGTACCCTCACTCGACAACACCCACGTCAGATTCGACGTCTTCTCAGCAAGGCCCCAGCCCTACACCGCACAGACAACTCCCAATGACATTGTCATGCCTGTAGCCCTCAAACACATGACCGCCCTAGCCGAAGGCGACCAGAATCGCATCAACAGTATGTTCTTCAAGAAGTACTTTACCCGTCACTTCTTCTTCAATTCGCACAAGAATCCAGCCCCCACAACACAGGGCAACACCGGCAACGTCAAGTACTGCAAGTTCTCAATCAGGCCCAAGAAGGCCCGGCACCAGCGAGTCACCAACCCTATCGATCCCCTAGACAACCGTCCAGAGGTTCCGCAAGGCAACTATGGTTACCTCAACGTCCCCATCAATGAACCCCTCTGGTGTGTAATCAGCACCACCGATCAGACCGTCCTCCCATCCCCTGATACTGACTTTCTCTCCGTAACCTGCTCACGTATGTGTGTATGGAGAGATGAAATAGGCGGCAGCAATCTGGGTTAGACTAAACTACCTCCCGAACACTAACCCTAACCCTAACCCTAACCCTAACCCTAACCCTAACCC